GATGATTTATCTCAATACGGCACAACCGAACTGACTGTGCCGCCTGTGGAGTTGGATAAGTTCGTGCCAATTGATAGGCCAAAGAACTCCATTCCGGTTGTCGGTGTCAGCGGGCACGTGTACAAGGGCGGGCGCAAGGGCGAAGAGTTGGTGAAACGTCTTGCAGCCAGTGAACTTGGCAAGCGCATTAAATTAGTCGCCAGCGGCAAAGATTGGCCTGTTCCGACGCGCAACTATGCGTGGAAGGATATGCAAAAGTTCTATCAGAGCCTTGATGTGTACCTATGCACCGCCTCGATTGAGGGTATACCGATGCCGCCGTTGGAGGCGCTGGCGTGTAGGATACCTGTGCTTGTGCCGCTTGATGTTGGTTTATTAAATGATGTTTTGTTACCTCACCCTGCGTCAAGGTACGAGACGGGAAATTATGAACATATGGAGAAGGAATTAACTAATGTTTTAAAGGATTGGGAGTGTAATAGTATAGCCACTATAGATGATTACAGAATGGTGATTGACCGTTTCACCCCTGACGCATGGCGGCAATCTAACATCAACGCATTTGAGCGCATGTTATATCCACCTGTGGAAACATATGTGAAACCAGAACCCGTCACAGAGCGCACGAAACAAGGGACTAGGGGCGTTTATATAGTCGCTTACGGAAAACCGGCAAGGGACTGCGCAAAAACGGCGCTGAAGAGTTGGAAAACTTTTATGCCCGACGTACAAACGGCGCTGGTATCCGACAGCCCGTTGGGGATTGAGGACGTATTTATTGATGAATTTGACGCTGACATTGGCGCGCGAAGCGTCAAGACTCGCATCTATGATGTATCGCCTCAAGAGTGGGAGACGGTGGTTTATGTCGATGCCGACACCGAACTGATTAACCCCGTCCCGTTTTTATTTGAGTTGATTGAAGCGGGTTGGGATATGTTCATTTGTATGAACCCGGCGCGATACGGTTTGATAAAAGACGGCGTTCGCCCAGACAACCATGAAGAGATGGAAGTGACGTTTAAGGAATTGGGCGGCGATGAATTCTTACAACTCAATGCCGGGGTGTTGGGTTTCCGTCGCAACGAACGCACAGCCACTTTGTTCCGAGTGTGGCATAACGAATGGCAAAGGTACGGTGCGCGCGATCAAGCGGCATTGGCGCGGGCACTGCACGCCAACCCGATTAAGTTATATGTGTTGGGACAAGAATGGAATACCATATTACGCGAGGACAAGCAGGGGCGACAGGTGTATAACGACCCTAAGCGCAGCGCGGGCATAGTGCATTATCCGCTTGGGGCGCGACGGTGGAAGGGATTGATTGATGGGCGATTGGATACCACCGAAGCGTGGGCGGCGGTACACCCGAAAGAGAAGATGAAATGATAGACAGCGATATAGATAAGACTGCTATTGAATGGAGTAAACAATTTAAGGGGGTAGAATATATAGAACATATAGCTTTGTGCGGTAACAAGCGACTGAAGTTTAATGTTAAAGGTTCTAAAAAGGGAGCGCTTTTTGTGCTTATAACTCTTAATGAATGGACAGATATTATATATAAGCACAAGACATATTCTGAAGCATTATGGATGTGTTTGGAGATTAAAGCGAGATGCCTAATTGAAAGATTTCAAAAAGACGGTGTGCAATGAAACCGCTTAAAGTCGCTGTCATCCACTCGTATCATCGTGAGCAAACGTCAGAGCGTATGCACGGGGCATGGTCGTATCCAGTGCCGGAATTCACTTGGCAGCGGGCGAAGGTAAGCGACGGCTACACCATAGATCGCGCCGATTATGCGGACTATGACTTCGTATTGATTGAGGACTCTCATGCGCTAGGGACTATCGTCGGGGAAGGTACACCCGTAGGGTATTGGGTTGGCGATAGTGTTATATCCGAGTGGCATTACGACATCCGCCATACACAGGCGGGGGGCGCGGACTTGATTTTGCTTACACAGGATAATCTGGAGCGCTTTACGGACATCGGCAAACCGGTTCGACGGTGGATGATGTGTATAGATGAAAATCTGTTTCATACTGGTTATGGGGAGAAGACAACCGACGTTGGTTATTTTTTCGTAGGAAATACAGAGCGCCGTTATTACGATTGGAAGCTATCGGCCTTATGTGACCGCAAGGGATATAAATATCAATCGGGCTGGCGTGATGGAACAAAGTATCCAAAGAGTTTCACCCGATGTCGCATCAACGTCAACGTGTCTCATAATCCCGGTAATTTTTCCTATCGTATTTTACAGACGTTGGCGAGTGGGACTTGTCTATTGACCACGCCCGTACCGGAGCTAGACCCTGACGCGGCGAAGATTTACACCACTTTTAGCAACGTCAAAGAATTGAATAAATTGATTATTGACTTCCTTAAAAGCGGGGAATGGCAGGATAGAGGGCAGCGCGGTTATGAGTTGGTGCAGGAGCGGCATACCTGGTCGAAGCGGGCAACACAGTTACGCCAGATATTGAATGAGGAGTTGGGGATATGAACCCGATTAAAGTAGCGCTGGTACACGCTGACCACCCCCGCCATATCGATAGTCGAATGGTCGGTATATGGTCATATCCCGTGCCGGAGTTTGAGGTCACTAGATTCCCACAGGAGAAATACGTTGACTTATCCCGCCTCCAGTTCCAAGAATTTGACGTGATATTCCAGGAGGATGCCAGATTGCAGGTGACGTGGAATGATAAGGGTGACACGCCACTGATTTACTATGTAGTCGATAGCACGCTGTCTGCTAATCATTACCGTGAGCGACGGGTAGCGGCGGAGCAGGCCGATCTCGTGCTGGTTGACTGGGATAAATTGGAACGGTTCGCGGGGGGCGCACCTGTGCGGCGGCTGTCGTATTGCGTCAATGATAAAATGTTCGCCCCGAAATACGGCGACTACACAACCGACGTTGGTTTCTTTTGCAACCATACTCCAGAACGGGGGCGACTAAATGAGGCGCTGTTGGAATTCTGCGAAAACAATGAATACACCTATCAGTCTGGACATCGCGGCGGGGTATCTTACGCCAAGAGTTTAGCGCGGTGTCGCATCAACGTCAACTTGAATCGTAATTCAGAGACGCGGACGCACCGTTGTTTTGATGTGATGGCATCGAGGTCGTGTTTACTGACTTCTCCGCTGCCGAAGGTGTCCGATGAATTAAAGGGAGACGGATGTTATGGAATATATAAAGATGGCGAATTAGAAACGATGATATTCGTGCTTTTGAAAACTAGTAAATGGCAAGCGATTTCTAATGCAGGCTATGAAATGGTACAACAGTATCACACCTGGGCGGTACGCGCCCGCCAGCTTGCGGCAATCATCAGAGAGGAGTTTGACTTTGATTGACACGAACAAGGTTCTCAAATATCTGGACAGATTCCGCGATCATCCTCCACCTGTTAATGTTGAGGTTGACTTGAGCAACAGGTGCAATCTTGGATGTAAATTTTGCCATTTCGCGCACACTCACAGCAGGGGCAAACACGTTCAGGGATGCAAACTTGACCCGGTTTGTGGCGATATGATGGAATTGGAACTGGCGTTGAAGATTGTCGAAGAGTTGACAGAATACGGGGTAAAGTCGGTTACGTGGTCGGGCGGCGGCGAACCGACGTTGAATCCGAACATAGTTAACATAATCGAGGCGACTCCCCTGCCGCAGGGGATATATACCAATTGCGTAAGTATGCCAGCTACGTTGGCGAATGTCATCAAGCGTCATTGCGTGTGGGTATATGTGAGTTTGGATTGCATCAATAAAAAAGAGTTCGCAAAAGTCAAGAACGTCAAGCCTGATATGTTCAATTGGGTATTGGACGGAATCGAGAGATTGAAATCTGCTGAGGGTGACGCCGCAATCGGAATAGGGATGTTGGTCACGCCCGATAACGCTCACAACATTCAGGCCATGTATGATTTTGTCAACATCGAAATCAATCCCGATTACGTCCAGTTTCGGCCAGCGATTGATACCTACGATAATCTGGAATGGATTCAGACGGCAATCGATAATCTGTTATTGTTAGAGCGCGGTGAGACGAAAGTCTATAGACAGATTGAACGGTTTGACATGTATCTCAATTGGGACGGGCACGGATACGCTAATTGTCGATGGTCACGCGCTCAGAGCGTCATCACGCCCAACGGTAAAGTGTGGACGTGTCTTAATCGCAGGGGTTTCGATGGTGACTGTCTGGGGGATGTGAACAAAGAATTATTTGCCTCCATCTGGCAACGCGCGCCGATGGCGAAAGTGAAAGGCGATTGCCGTGTGATGTGTCGCGGCCATATCCCAAACAAAGCGGTTGAGAAGGTGTTAAGCGAACCGGAGGGGCATGAGAACTTCATCTAGATTAAAGGTGGCGTTAATTCATTATGACAACCCGCGCCAGTTTGAACGGGCGGTTGGGTTCTGGGCGTATGATGTGCCAGAGTTTGAGGTGACGCATTTTGGAGTCGGGCGCGTCGGGGCAACCAGGCGGTCAAAATACAAAGACATGGGCTTCGATTTGATATTCCGTGAAGATCATAAATGTTATGGCAAGCTGAAACGAGATGCACTTATCCCAACTATTTATTATATCGTTGACAGCCCCGCCAGCAAATCGCATTACAAAAAACGGCTACAGGTCGCGCCACAGCATGATTTGTTATTGATTGAGCAGGACAAATTATCGCGCTTTCGGCATCTAAATATCCCAATGCGACGTTTGGGATATTGCGTCAATGACCAATTCTTTCGGGATTATGAACTGGACAAGGACGTTGATATTTGTTTTCACGCCCGCCCGATTGACCAGCGCCGTATACATATGCACCATTGGCTGGCCGGATTTTGTTCCCGGCATGGATATAAATACATGGGCGGCAAGCGCGGCAGATTAGATTATCCGCACAGCTTCAACCGATCTAAGGTTAGCGTCAACACTATTCATAATCCAGCCTGTAGAAATCATCGCGTATTCGATGTCATGGCCTCGCGGTCATGTTTGGTGACTGATATATTGCCGATGGTATCAGGTGAGAAGCGGGAGTCTGGCGAACACTATATTGAGTTCGGGAGTTGGGAACAGCTTGCCGACGTTCTCACGACTTTGATGAATAATGGACGGTGGCAAGAAATAGCCGATAGAAGTTATGAGCTTGTGCAAAAATATCATACCTGGAAGATACGGGCCAAAGAATTACGGCAGATTATATTTGAGGAGTTCAAAATATGAAGGTGCTTGTAACGGGCGGCATGGGATTTATCGGTTCGCATCTGGTCGATGCGCTGGTGAAAAAAGCACATGAGATAACTATCATAGATGATATGTCTCATTTTGAAAAACCCAGTCTTGGCAGTGGGGTAACATTGGTAATGGATACCATTGAATCATGGCCTGCCTTAAGAGACCTTGGCAAAGACTTCGATGTGATTTTCCACCTTGCAGCCAAGAACATTATCGCATCGACAGAAAACCCGCGCAACGACTTTTCATCAAATGCGCTGGGAACATTCAACGTCTTACAATATGCAAGGGATATAGGCGCGAAAGTTATCTACACCTCCTCCGCTTCAATCTATGGTAACTCATCACAGCTTCCGATAACGGAAGATACGCCGCCTTACATGTTGACTCCCTATGCCGCCAGCAAATACACAGGTGAGTTATATTGTCAGGCGTTTTATGAGAGTTTTGGGTTGCCGGTGGTGGTGTTTCGATTGTCGAATGTATACGGTCCGCGGCAAAAAGAGGGCGTGATACCAATATTTATGCAGGCCGTGCGAGAAAGTAAATCAATAACTGTTTGCGGAGACGGTCAACAGACGCGGGATTACACCTATGTTGGGGATGTTGTAAGGGCGTTAATGTGGGCAATGGATAATGAACGCGCAGTTGGTGAAACTATGAATATCGGAACGGGGATTGAGACTAATATTAACCAATTGGCACGAATGATATATTGCAAACATGGAGATTCGGATTTTGTCCGAGTTGAAAACCGCGACATCGACAACGTGCGCCGCCGTGTTCTCAGCATAGAACGCGCCCGTCGCGTGTTACGATGGACTCCGTCGGTGACGTTGCGCGACGGATTAGGGCTAACTTGGGACAGTCGAAATGAAATATGATATACTGGAGGCATGATGAAGGCAACCGGAACACCTGAAGAAATATTGGAACAGCTTGTGCCAGATCGAAATTACCCGGAGCTACCAGGGATATTGGAGCGGGCGCGGGAGTTAGTGAAGTTCACAAAGCGCGAAATCTGGCGGTATCAGGCTTATGTGTTGTATGCGCTGGTGATGCCGTACAATATCAAGGGCGTGCAGGTGTTAGAGATCGGAACGGCAACCGGGTATAGCGCGGCGATACTGGCGCAAGCGGCGAGTAACGGGCGCGTGATAACGCTCAATCCCAAACAAATTGAATTCGTGCAGGCGGTGGACAACCTGCGAGTGTTTCATAACGTATTTGTGGAGCGCATCAAATCTTACGACTATCTAGTACAGTGGCAGCATTTGAATCAGGCATTGGATGTCGTGTTCATTGACGGAGACCACGGGCGCGTGGCGATGGATTTAGACTGGTTTAACGAACTCAAAACAGGGGGGCTGATATTGTTTCACGACTACTCCCCCACCGGCAGCAAACGTGCCTGTCAACCGGTGTATGACATTTGCAACGCAATGCGCGACAGTCTGGGGCGCGACTTCGATATTGAAATCATAGACCATCAAAAAGTGGGCATGGTCGGGTTTTATCGTCAACGCGGTGAGACGTTCGGGGGCATATCACAATCTGGTGACGGATGGAAACTAGTTGGTGGAGAGTGGCAAGATGTCAAATGATATTGGTGGTATAGCTACGGGGAATAATAATGGCATACGCAACGGTAGACGAAGTTAAGGCGCAACTAGAAGCCGACACCTTGCCGGCGGTGGGCGATGATGATGTTCTCGGCGACGATATAGCCGCGGCGACGAAACTAATCAACGGATATTGCAATCGGCCAGATGGTTTTGAAGCTGACGCGGTAGCCAGCGCGCGGATATTCACCGGACTAGGTAAGTCGTACTTGTATTTGCCGGAGTTCGTAGATGTGACGTTGGTCGCGGTCAAAGACAGCGTGACCGAAACGACTTATACCAGTTGGGAGGATGATGATTACGTGGCCTTCGCCGGAGACCCGTTGAACCCGAACTTCCAACCCCTTACTTATGGCAGACCGTACCAGGGTATCATGGTCAGCGCGGTTGGCGATGCGCCTTTCACGACATTCTATCGAGGTAGCTACAATGGGCAATATCTGCCGACAGTACAAGTGACGGCCAAGTGGGGATACAGCGTGGCCGTTCCTGACGATATTCATCTTGCGACTGTGATGACAGTAGCGTACTGGTACAAACGATTGAAAGCGCACATGGCGGACGCGCTTGGCAATCCCGAAACTGGCGAGATAAAATACATCAAAGGACTTGACCCGTCAGCGCAAGCCATTCTAGACCGGGGGCGGTACAAACGCCCTGCGATAGGGACGGTGAGATAATGCCTGATGATGTAAACGTGTCCTTTGACGTTCAGGGGTTGGAGGAGACGAAACACAAGATGGAGCAAGTCGCCCGCGATTTACATGGCCGCCCAATGGTGGACGGAATGCAAAAAGCGGTGTTGATTGTGGTCAGGGGCGCGAAGAAAAACGCGCCTGTCGATACCGGGAGGTTACGCGCCAGCATAACGGGGGAGGTCGCCCCGACGGGTATATACGGGCGCGGCCTGGGGGTACAGGGTATCGTGGGCACTAACGTCTCCTATGCGCCAACACAAGAGGAGCGGGTGCATTATTTGCAACGGGCATTCGATGACCAACGGGATGCGATTGTGGAGTTGATTGGCGAGAAGGTTAGCGGGATTGTGAGGAAGTAAATGGCAGTAGTTGTAAGTCTTAAAGATTGGAACACCGCAATTGAGACCACGTTGGGAGCGGCGGCGGCGCTGGATAGAGATTACGACTATGACGAAGTGCCCGGCGCGCTGGCTGACCTTCCGGCGATGGTGGTATTGCCGCAAGTATGGTTTCAGGCGCGAGACAGCGACACCGCTCAGAACACTTTTGGCACGGCGACTATTGAACCAGCCCGGCATTTTGAAGTCACATTCTGGGCTGATGCTATGATTTCTACTGTGATGACGGCGCAAACGTCGGCCATTCTGCTGGACGTGGCGGAGGACATCAACGACATTTTAAATGACCAGAGACCCGGAGACTATTTCGGAGACCCAACTATTAAAAGTTTTGAATGGGATGCAGAGCGGGTTTTAATCCAGTATAGCAAACAGATGTACATAGCCATACGCTATGCAATCACGATTCGTACATTCTAGGAGACTTCAATGCCAATCTATAGAGTACACAGGAAATTGAGTTTCGGACACGGGAAAATTGTGCGGCCAGGAGTGTACCCGTCGCTATCGATTAAAGATGATATTCTGGCGACGTTGGTAGAGCGCGGTACTGTATCAGTCGCGTTCACCCCTCCATTGGCGGAATTACCGGGTTGGAAAACACGCGCCAAAAGGTTGAAAACCATCGACATTGAGACCGTTGAACAATTCGTCGAGGCCAGCGAAACCGTCTTATCTCGGAAACTTAGACTAAAAAAGGCAAATGTGTTACAATTAAAACAAGAATTAATTGAGGAGTATCTTACGCCGCGAGAAGATGAGTCTGACTGTTGCGGCTAACATAACATAAACCAAAACCGTTTACCCGAAAGCCTAGAGCTTCTGTCTCTGGGCTTTTTGCGTTTAAGTATCTAAGAGTAGGGGTTTGAGGAGTAACCAATATGGCAACAAGTACAACTATAGTCAACGCCTGTGGCGTACAGATCAGTTTGGACAATGATCTCGGAGTGCTGACTGAGATAACGGGCGAAATGACCAGCGCCAATATCGAATTGACCGTTGGCATCGCGGATTATGTGGTATTCGCTGACGATAATCATTACCGCACCGCCTGTAGAAAAGACGCAAAAATCAGTCTGGGCATCTTTTATTCGACTGACGATCTTGAGGGAATGGGCATAATCAAACAGTGGTGGGACGAAGTGCCGTTTGAGAATCGCTCAGTTCAAATCGACGTGCCAACCAGCGGCGGTGGCAATGACAGGTACAGCGCGGAAGTATTGCTGGAGAGCGCTACGTTCCCGATGAGCGCCGATGATGCCAGTCCCATTTTGGTGTCGGTTGAGTTGGTGCCTAACGGACAGCTTGACATCGCTCAGATAGCCAGCTAATACGACGGGGGTTTTACAATGGCACGCAAGAACACCAAGAGAGTCGATACAGCCAGGTTACAGGATAAAGGCAGTTATATCGTAATCAAACGCCCGACAGTCGGAGCGACTAACGAACTCAAGGACGCGGTGATGCCGATATATGACAAATACCGTAATGCCAACGGCGCTGTGCCAGACGCGAAAATAATGAGCGTCATGTCCGCTGAGGATATGGACGAGTTGAATGTTCTGACGCGGCAATATTGGGCAGACCATATTGTGAGCTGGAATTGGGTTGACGATGCCGAACAACCGTTGGCACAACCGGGCGAAGATGTGACGGTGTTCGACTTGTTGACGGATGATGAATTCGCATTCATTCGCAAACAGTTTGAGCCTGATTTGACGCAGGAAAAAAAAGTCAACTAGCAACCCAGATATGGCAGGCGTTATATCCCGGAATGGGCGGGGCAGTGCCAGATGGTTACATTGACTTTGTGATGTGTACTGAGTTGTATCATTGCACGCCGGAGGAATTATCACGACAGGACGCGGACGTTGTTTCGCGTCACTTTTTCATGTACCAGGAAAAGCTAAAAGTCGAGAACCGCGTCAAACGTGACCAAGAGGCGCGGCAAAAAGCACGAAGTAAAAGTGGCAAGTAGGGAGGACTATCGTGGCACGCAGGAACACCGTAGAGATCATCATCAACGCCGAAGACCGTGCCAGTCGCACGATTTCAGGGGTTGGTGAATCAATTCAGGGAGTTGGCCGGGTAGCGTTGGCGGGCATTGGAATTGCCACCGCCGCTGTCACGGCCTTTGGTGTTTCCAGCGTGGCGGCCTTCTCAACTTTTGAAAGAAGCCTCAATGAAGTATTCACCTTGCTTCCCGGCATATCAGGCGAAGCGATGGAAGCAATGTCCTCGCAGGTGCAACAGTTCTCGACACGTTTCGGCACGTTGACCGATGAAGTTGTGCCCGCGCTATATCAGGCTCTGTCTGCTGGCGTGCCGCCCGATAATGTTTTTGAGTTTCTTGAGACCGCGCAAATGGCGGCAATTGGTGGTGTTACCGATTTAGAGACCGCTGTTGATGGTATTTCGTCGGTTGTCAATGCTTACGGTGCTGAGGTTTTGAGCGCGGCGCAAGCATCTGACATTATGTTCACCGCGGTCCGCCTCGGCAAGTGTGTAGTTGGTGAAACACGGGTATTGCTTGCTGATGGTCAGTACAAGCGCATTGATGAATTGCAGGAAGGTGCTAAAGTAGTTGCTTACGATGGCCGCAACTTTGTCCCAATGAACGCTAAGTGGGTTGACCAAGGGGTTAAGCCTACTGTAAAACTTACCACTCGCTTAGGTCGTGAGATTGTAACTACCTGGAATCACCCCTATCTATCAATACCCAAGAAACAAGATGATAGGTCAACACGCGCACCACAATGGTGTAAGGTTTCAGAACTTAAAGTCGGAGATCGTATAGCTGTTCCTACCTCCCTCCCCTATTTTGGCGAGAAAAGTATTCCAGAGCATAAAGCAGGGTTGTTGGGATTGTGGCTTGCTGAGGGTAATTCAAAC